TAATCAAAATATTATCAGTCGGTTGCGACAGGGCTACGCTCTCGTTCGCGCGGACGAATATCCAGATTGGGACCTTCCCACTCAAGAAGATGGGAAACATGCAGGTGTTATCGGACAAGGTGGATTATTGCTTGCTCGTGTTCCTTTGGAAGTAGTGCAGTCGCGCAATACATATTTTCATCGACAAACTTCAGACCAAATGGAATCTGTGGATAGAGATCTATTCAAAGAAGAGCATAAAAGCATGCCGATCCATAAGGAAAGGCAAAGTCGTGTAACTTTTGGGGGATCTAGGGGAAAGAATGAGTCTGGAACGTAGAGAACTCAAATCATTATAGGAGTAGCTTATGGCTAATATAGACGCCCCTTTTGGGCTGCGACCAGCGAAAACGCTAGGTGCAGCTTACAATACGTCGGGCTTCAGCACCTATAAAATGGCGACCGATGAAGGCAATAATATCTTTACAGGCAGTCTTGTGGTTTTGGCCGCGAACGGAATGGTTACAATAGCAGTAGATAATTCAACTGCTAACATTCTAGGTGTTTGTGGAGGATTTTATTACGATAATGCGTCAGGAGAACCAACTTTTGGTAGATACTGGCCTACTGGTACTGAAACGTATAATGAAACAGATGTAGAAGTGAAAGTCTATGACGATCCTAATACTTTGTTTGAATGCCAATCAGTAGCGGGAACCACCGGTCAAACCGTTATAGGAGCAAACGCTAATGCTTCAGGAAATGCAAACGGAAATACGACTTCAGGATTAAGTTCATGCAAGATTGATGCACCAAATAATGCAACAACTGCTGAACAGTTAAGAATTGTGGCTGTAACCGCTGATGTCGACAATAAGGATTTATCGTCTAACAACGTTAACCTTGTTGTACGTATCAACGAACACGCATATACAACCTTAACAGGAATATAATAGGAGTATAAGATATGGCTATATCAAGATCGCAGCTCGTCAAAGAGCTGGAGCCAGGTTTAAATGCCCTATTTGGCCTGGAGTACGAACGATACGACCGTGAGCATGAGGAGATCTACTCAATTGAATCATCAGACCGTGCATTCGAAGAAGAAGTAATGTTAGTTGGTTTTGGTAGTGCTGGTGTAAAACCAGAAGGCAGCTCGATCGCTTATGATCAAGCGCAAGAGGCTTTCACTGCACGCTATACCAACGAAACTGTTGCTTTAGCTTTCGCAATTACGGAAGAGGCAATTGAGGACAACTTGTACGACAGGCTTTCAGCCCGTTATACAAGAGCTCTCGCTCGTTCCATGGCAAACACAAAACAAGTTAAAAGTGCAGCAACTTTAAACAACGCATTTAGCGCCAGTTATCTTGGTGGTGACGGTTCTATGCTTTGTACTACTAACCATGCGACAACGCAGGGTGGTGTATGGGCAAATAGACCAACTACTGATGCGGATCTAAATGAATCATCTTTAGAAACTGGACTCATTGATGTCTCAGGATTTATTGATGAAAGAGGTTTAAAAGTAGCAGCAAAAGGAAGAAAATTAGTAATTCCTGTCAACACGCAATTTATTGCGGACAGAGTTCTAAATTCTCCTTTGCGTAGCGGTACTGCCGATAACGATATCAATGCTATGAAAAACATGGGCATGATCCCTGAAGGCTATGTGGTGAATCACTACATAACTGACACGGATGCTTGGTATTTATTAACGGATGTACCAAACGGACTTAAAATGTTCGTTAGAGCGCCAATCGCAACCTCTATGGAAGGTGACTTCGATACAGGAAACGTTAGATACAAAGCGAGAGAAAGATACAGTCTCGGCTGGTCTGATCCTCGTGGTATTTACGGTACGCAAGGTGCTTAAGCTTTCGCTTAATTAACAGCTTAAAGGGCGCTTTACAGAGCGCCCTTTTTAATTTATAAATTTATTAACCTAGTAATTAATTTAGTTGCGCGGACTGGCTAGGCAGACGGTATAGAGACGGCGTAGCGATAATGGTCTATATGACCAAAGGAGAATATTATGGCATCAACAACATTTAATGGGCCAGTACGATCGGGAAAGGGTTTTCAAGTAGCAATTAAAAACACTTCCACTGGAGCATATACAACTCGATATAGTTCAGTTAAACCAGATTTAACTGGCTTATCTTTATCTGATGTAGCGACCGCAACAAGCGTAACGCTCGCTGTCGATACTATTTCATACATGAATTACACAGGATTAGCCGCAGCTACTTGTACACTACCAGCAGCAGCGCAAGGTGCAATTGTAGTTTATGTTCAAGCTAAAGATACAGAAGGTGGAACAGCAAAACTTATCTTTGATTGTGCGGGTTCCGATGTTATCAAAACAGGTTCAATAATTGAAAGCAGAGCTGCTTCGGAAGTTTCTTTTGATAGTTCAGCTGCTAGTGAAACTTCATTAGAATACACACCTGCAGATGTAGCAACAAACCTTTTTACTACTGGAAGTAAAATTTACTTTGTATGTTTTGAAAAGGGAACTTGGACTATCGCTTATGATTTTGCAAGTGACGCGTTAGCAGTAACTGGTGCTTTTGCTTTTGCATCGTAATAATTATAAAGGAAAAACATTATGACAACTTTAGTTCTAGCAAAAAATGCTACTGCTGGAAATAATAACACCGTAATTAGCGCAAAGCGTGGAAGGCTTCGAGGGTATGACGCGGCGGCAGACGCCGCTCAGACAACCATCGCCTTTCACGATTGTGCAACCACTGGCGCTATCGCCGGTGCTAATAAAATTATGGATCTTGTTATTCCTGGTGGTGCTAATGCTAATACCTATATTCCAGCGGATGGAGTATTATTTAAAACGGGACTTACCGTAGATGCTGATGCGGAAACAGCAGGCTGCGTAGTCTTCTACACAGAATAAGGAGGCAATATGCCAGAATATTTTAACTCAACTGCTCAAACAAGAGCTGCGGTTCAGGCTTCAAAAACTACGAAGTCTTACGGCACTCCTGTAGGACCACGTGGTGTGGTACAGGGCAAAACTACTTCTAAACCACAAGGACATGTTCCAATGCATAAAAGACTTAAAATGGGTCAACAACCATCGGAAGTTTTTAATGGAGTAAACGGAAAAACCGGTGGCAGATAAAAAGTGGATACAAAAAGCGGTTAAAAAACCAGGAGCTCTTCGTCGTTCTCTGGGTGTTAAAAAAGGAAAAAAAATACCTAAGAAAACTTTAGCTAAAGCAGCGAAGAAAGGCGGTAAACTTGGTCAACGTGCTCGTCTTGCGGAAACATTTGCGAAGATGAGACGGAAACGAGGATGACATGCCAACTTCAGGGACAACCGATTTTACTCTCTCAGTTGATGAGATAATTGAAGAAGCGTTTGAGCGCTGTGGGTTACAAACCCGTAAAGGATATGATTTAGACACGGCTCGCCGTTCTTTGAATATTTTATTCTCGGAATGGGCAAATCGTGGATTAAACCTATGGAAAATTACTCAGGGTTCTAAAACACTTGTAGCTAGTCAACCAAATTACAGTTTTTCCTCTCCGGAAGAACAAGGCATCGTTGATATCTTATCGGCGATTGTTAATAATGGAACTAATGACTATGCGGTTGATCGTATTAGTCGTATGGCTTACCTGGACCTTCCTAATAAAACAGAAACAGGAATGCCATCGGAGTGGTATTTTGAACGAACATTAATACCAACTTTGTATGTTTATACATCTCCTGATGACACAAAAACCTACACGTTTAAATATTATGCTTTGCGTCGAATTGAAGATGCGGGAGCTTACAGCAATGATGTAGATCTACCTTTTAGATTTATCCCGTGTATGTGCGCAGGATTAGCTTACTATATAGCTATGAAAAAAGCTCCTGATCGTGTACAATTATTAAAGCAGGTATATGAAGAAGAATTTGCTAGAGCTGCTGCAGAAGATGCAACCAGGGCAAGTATTCATCTTGTTCCTGCACAAGGATATTTGGGAGTATTTTAATGGCTAGAACAGATAGAGCTGCACAATTATTCCAGGCATATTTTGATGCCAAAGAACTAAATGATCAGGATGCCTTGGACATTGCCATTAATGATATTTTTAAAGAGCTCAATATAGATA